CGCGATGATCTGCTGCACAGTGCCCGATGGAAGCAGGCTCCAGCGATGCTTTGCGTTATCGAATTTCATGCCAATCCCAGACATAGCTTCTCCACTTCTCTGACGTGGGAGAAGAAAGACGGCACCAAGGTGACGTTGACCGAGCGCCAACTCAAACGCATGGAGCAGGAGTACGTCAGCAAGCTGGCGGGCAAACTGACCGTGGTCCCCGAATCCGATGGCCGTCCGGCTGTCGTAACGAATGCTGCGCCGCTGTTTAGCGCAGTAGAGGCAGCACCCGCTGCCGAATCCCTGCCATCATGGCTTTTGTAAATCAACTGGAGTAATTGTTATGTCCGATATTATTTTCTTGTCAAATGTTCGTTTGTCTTTTCCCCACCTCGCTGAACCACAGCGCCAGGTGAACGAGGCCACCGGTAAGGAGCGTATCTCCTACAACTGTGAGTTCCTGATGCCTCAGGATCACGCAGGGTTCCAGCAGTTCATGGCACGCTACGGTGCGATGGCACTGGAGAAGTGGAACGAGCACGCCCAGACTGTCATGGGCATGATCCAAAGTGACCGCAAGCTGCGCTGCTTTGGCCGTGGTGAGGAGAAGGTCAACAAGAAGACTTTCCAACCCTACGACGGCTACGCTGGCAATGTGTTCATCACTGCTGGCCGTGACTCTGCACCGCAGATGATCCAGCCCGATGGCAGCCCCGTCGATCCGGCCAACACAATGGCCTTTCAACAACTGGCACGCAAGATGTACGGCGGCTGCCGTGTGAATGCCGCTGTCAAACCTTGGTTGCAAGAGAACAAGCATGGCCGCGGTATCCGCTGCGACTTGATCGCTGTTCAATTTGCTGGTGACGATACTGCATTCGGTGAAGGATCCGTTGATGCGTCTAACTTGTTTGCTCCGGTTGCAGGTGCTCCGGCTGGAATGTTTGGCGCTGCGCCACAAGGTGCGCCTGCGATGCCGGCTGCGCCGTTTGCGGGCTTACCTTCGTTCTTGGCGTAAATGAATCGGGGCCACTGCCTCTGGGGGTTCCCGGAGGGCCGGACAGTGGCCCCACCTATCTGGTAAATGTAATGAGTAATGACTATGTATACGACATCGAAACCTATCCCAACGTCTTCACGCTGGCGGTGGAGCACGCGGATGCCCCGCTATGCTGGTCTTTTGAGATTAGCCAGTGGCGCAACGACTCGAAAGAAATCCTCGCGTTCCTCCAGTACCTTAAAGATACCAACGCACGCATGGTTGGTTTCAACTCACTCGGGTTCGATTACCCCGTTCTACATACCTTGATCCGCATGGGGCACTCTGATGCCCAGACGCTGTACCAGAAGGCCATGGCCATCATCAACTCGCAGGACGACGATGAGGGCGGCAAGTGGATGCACCAGGTTAACCCAAGTGACCGGTTCATTGAGCAGATCGACCTGTTCAAGATCCATCACTTTGACAACAAGGCCCGCGCCACCAGCCTCAAGATGCTGGAGTTCAACATGCGTTCAGACACCATCGAGGATCTGCCGTTCAAGGTAGGAACGGTGCTGGGTTTAGAACAAGTCCCAACGCTTAAGTCTTACAACGCCAAAGACGTGCGAGAGACCAAGGTGTTCTATCACAAGACGCTGGACATGATCCGGTTCCGCGAGGAGCTGACGGCCAAGTACAACCGCGACTTCATGAACCACAACGACACCAAGATCGGCAAAGACTACTTCGTCATGAAGCTGGAAGAAGCCGGTGTTGCCTGCTACGACTTCGGCCCCAAGGGTCGCACACCTCGGCAGACCAAGCGCCCAGTCATCGCGCTCAAGGACGCCATCCTGCCGTGGATCAACTTCGAGCAGCCCGAGTTCAACCGGGTGCTGGACTGGCTCAAGGCCCAATCAATCACAGAGACCAAGGGGGTCTTCACGGACCTCACAGCAACGGTCAACGGTTTCACTTTTGTCTTTGGTCTAGGAGGCATTCATGGCTCAATGGAATCGGTTGTGGTCGAATCCGATGACGAAAATGTCATCATTGATTTGGACGTCACCAGCTACTACCCAAACCTTGCAATCACCAACGGTTTCTATCCGGCCCACTTGGGTAAAGAGTTTGTCAGCATCTACAAGTACCTGTTTGAGCAGCGCAAGTCATACCCCAAGAAGTCAGCCGAGTCGGCCATGCTGAAGCTGGCGCTGAACGGTGTGTACGGTGACAGCAACAACCAGTTCAGCGTGTTCTACGACCCGCTGTTCACCATGAGCATCACGCTCAACGGTCAACTGCTGCTGTGCCTGCTGGCTGAAGGGTTGATGCACATCCCCGGGCTGCGCCTGATCCAAGTGAACACGGACGGCCTGACAGTGCGTGTGCCCCGGGCCAACAAGATGCTGGTCGATCTGGCCCGCGCTGCGTGGCAGTCGCGCACCGGGTTGAACCTTGAAGAAGCCGTCTACAAGGCCATGATGATCCGCGATGTCAACTCGTACATCGGCGTGTTTGAAGACGGCAGCACCAAGCGCAAAGGTGCCTATGAGTACAAGGTCGGCTGGCACCAGAATGCCGGTGGACTGGTGGTGCCCAAGGTGGCTGAGAAGGTGCTGGTTGACGGTGCACCGATCCGCGAAACAATCGAGCAGTGGCCTGAGATCATGGATTTCATGCTGCGCACCAAGGTGCCCCGCAGCAGCCACCTTGCTATCGAGTGGGACGGCCAGCAGCCCCAACAGTTGCAGAACATAACCCGTTATATAATTGCCAAAAATGGTGGTCGTCTGTTCAAGTGGATGCCGCCGCTCAAGGGTAAGTCCGAGTGGCGCAAGATCGGTGTCGAGTCGGGTTGGGGTGTCCAGCCTTGCAACAACATTCGTGACGCCGATGGTGTGCAAATCGACTACGACTACTACATCCGCGAAGTTGAAAAACTCACACTGGGGCTGGCATGATTGAATGGAAACCTGTGATTGGATTTGATGGATACGAAGTGTCGTCAACTGGTGAAGTGCGCTCTTGGCGACCGGAGCGAAACAATGCACCACGTCCGAAGCAGCCAAGAGTGCTGAAATTCATCATCACGCCGGGTGGTTATCGACAGGTCAATCTTTACGCAGCGGGTAAACGACGAGTGGTTCGCGTTCCTGTTCTTATCGCAGAGACATTTCACGGAACAAGACCCTCAAACATGGTGTTGCGGCACCTGAATGGCAATCGTCTTGACGACCGCGCGGTAAATCTCAAATGGGGAACGTCACAAGAAAACAGTGACGACATGCGAGAGCACAGCACATGGTTGCACGGCGAACCTGTTCACACGTCAAAGCTGACAGAACAAGACATATTCGACATTTTGCAAAGCACTGATCGTGGTGTTGACCTTGCGAAACGATACGGCGTCACACCGGGAAACATCTGCCATATCCGCAAAGGACGAAGCTGGAATCACATTGAGAGGACACAATGAAAGCACGAGATATTCAAATCGGTGGTGACCACTACAAAAACATGGGCGTGGAGCCTTGGGACGTGGTGGACACATGGCCCATCGAGCAGCGCATCGGGTTCTACCGTGGTGGTGCGCTCAAGTATGTGATGCGCATGGGCACCAAAGACGAGAACGCCCAAGAGATTCGCAAGGGTGCGCACTACCTGCAAAAGCTGGCCGAGGTGCTGCAAGAGCGCGATGACGATTTGAAACACCAACTTGATGCGGGGTGCCAAGGTGCTGGAAAAACAAATTGAGGCCAAGGTCTGCGATTACGCCAAGACCAAGAATGTGCTGGCCTACAAGTTCACCAGTCCCGCTCGTGCCGCCGTGCCCGACCGCATGTTCGTGGCACCCAGCGGCAAGGTGTTCTTTATCGAGTTCAAAGCCACCGGCAAGAAGCCCACCGTACCACAGGCCCGCGAGCACCAGCGGCTCAGGGATCACGGGGTGCTGGTGTTCGTGGTGGACAACGTGGCGGACGGCAAGGCGGTGATCGACTTCGTGATGGGGGTGATGTTGTGAGCGCCTATTACAACGAGTTCGACCCTTTTGCAGCACAGTGGCTGCGCAACCTGATTGCAGCGGGACACATCGCTGCTGGAGATGTAGATGAGCGTTCCATCGTGGATGTCACCCCTTCCGACTTGGCTGGTTACACCCAATGTCACTTCTTCGCCGGGATCGGAGTCTGGTCCTATGCCCTCCGACTCGCCGGGTGGCCTGACGACCGGCCCGTCTGGACAGGAAGCTGCCCATGTCAACCTTTCAGCGCGGCAGGCAAAGGAGCAGGGTTTGATGACGAGCGGCACCTATGGCCCGCCTGGCAGTGGCTCATCGAGCAGCGTCGTCCTCCAGCGATCCTTGGAGAGCAGGTTGCGAGCAAAGACGCAGAACCTTGGCTCGACCTTGTACAAGCTGACCTGGAAGCCTTGGGTTACAGCGTCGGGGCAGTCCCGTTCCCGTCTGCGGGCATCGGCGCTCCGCACATCAGGGACCGACTGTATTGGGCGGCCGACGCCGGTTACGCCGGGATGCTTCAAGAACGCAGAACTTTTACTTCTGACGGGTTGGGGAACACCAATGGCGAACGAACCAGGGGGGACACCGGAATCGTTTGTCGCTCGCAAGGAAAGGCACAACGCGAAGGGTGGTACTCAGATGGGTTTGAGCGTCTCGGACCTGAGCATGCAGGTTCAGGCGTGGTTACCCGGTCCAGCCCGACTCACGGCTTCTGGCGAGATGCTGACTGGCTCCTGTGCCGGGATGGAAAGTGGAGGCCAGTTGAACCCGGCACATTCCCGCTGGCTCATGGGGCTACCTCCCGAGTGGGACGACTGCGCGGCTACGGAAACGCGATCAACGCGCAAGCGGCAAAAGCCTTCATCGAAGTCGTGATGGAGTGTCAGCCGTGCTGACACCTGACCTGCTTCACGACTACCAGAAGAAGGCGGTCAACTTCCAGTCCACGCACCCCAACTCGATGCTGTGGCTGGACATGGGGCTGGGCAAGACCGTGATCACGCTGACCACGCTGGCCCACCTGATCCGCACCAGCTTCCTGCGCGGCGTGATCATTGTGGCACCCATCCGGGTTATCCGGCTGGTGTGGCGTCAAGAGGCTGCGAAGTGGGAACACACCAAGCACCTCAAATTCAGCATGGTGGCAGGCACCAAGGACCAGCGCACCCGCGCTCTCCTGCGCCCTGCTGACGTGTACATGATTAACTACGAGAACCTCGGTTGGCTGGCCGAGACACTCCAGACCTACTTCGTCAAGAAGGATCGCCCAATGCCGTTCAACGGAATCATCTGGGACGAGATCAGCAAGATGAAGAACAGCGCCACGAACCGGGTCAAAGCGTTTCGCAAGATCGCGGACCAGTTCGAGTGGACCACGGGCCTCACCGGCACACCGGCCAGCAACGGGTACAAAGACTTGCACGGTCAGTTTCTCGTGGTGGACAAGGGTGAACGTCTGGGCACCAGCAAGACAGCGTTCCGCACCCGCTTCTACAAGAAGGCCGGACCCTACAAGGAAGTGCCCTACGAGGACACCGAGGACACCATCAAGAAACTGATCGGGGACATCACGCTTGAGATGTCAGCCGAGGACTACAACCCGCTGCCTGACCTGATCGTCAACAACGTCGAGATCGAGATGCCTGACGAGTTGCGGGCCAAGTACGACAGGCTGGAAAAAGAGTTCTTCATGGTGCTCGATAGCGGCAAAGAGATCGAGGCGTTCAACCAAGCGGCGCTGACCAACAAGTGCTTGCAGTTCTCCAACGGTGCCATGTACCCCATCGCCGGGATGCCGCTGTGGGAGCCGGTGCATGACATGAAGTTGGACGCGCTGGAGGACATCATCGACGAAGCCCAAGGCTCACCCATTCTGTGCGCCTATGCGTACCGCAGTGACGCAGAGCGCATCATGACCCGGTTCAAAGACCTGCGGCCCATCAACCTGACTGAGTGCAAGACCGAGGCATCGCTGACCAACGCCATGCACCGCTGGAAGACCGGCGACTGCCAACTCATGATCGGCCACCCTGCCAGCATGGGTCACGGCATTGACGGCTTGCAGAAGAACGGCCACATCCTCGTGTGGTATGGCCTCAACTGGTCGCTGGACCTGTACGAGCAGTTCAACGCCCGAGTGCGCCGCCAAGGCCAAGGTGCCCCGGTCATGTGCCACCGCATCTTGATGCAAGACACACTGGACCAAGCGCAGGCACTGACACTCGACGAGAAAGCATCAACCCAAGCTGGGCTGCGAAACGCAGTCAAGCAGTATCGTCAATCCAAAGGAGTATGAACATGAGCACTGAAGCAATTGAACTCTGGCACAAACGTGCCCGCCCAGAACCCACCGCAGCCGACTTCAACGTGCAGCTTGGGTGCCACTTCGAGGAGATCGAGGAGATGATGCGATCCATCGACACTAGCGATGACGAACTGTGGCATGACGTGCGCTTGCAGGTGTTGACACTGGCAAAGCTGCTCAAGATCAACGAACTCAAAGCCACCATCAATGACCGCAACGAGTTCCTTGACAGCATCGCCGATCAGGTGGTCACCGGCATCGGTGCGGCCCACTGCGCGGGCATGAGGGGTGCTGTGGCCTGCGACAAAGTGAACGCAAGCAATTGGTCCAAGTTCGACCACAACGGCCAGCCTATTCGTGACGCCAACGGCAAGATTAAAAAGGGTCCAAATTATCAGCCGCCAGTGCTTGACGGCCTCTACTGAAAGTGTGATACACTTGTTGCACATCAACCACTGGAGTAAATGCAATGATCCGAGAAACTATTGAATGGGTGAAAACCGTGTACGCAACACCGAGCGCCGAAGCACTGGCACTGCGCGAGTTGGAAGACAGCAAGCGCAGGCTGCTGGAGGCCCAGACAGCGCGTGAATACGCTGACAGCATGTGCAAGTACCACGAGGCCCAGATCAAGCGCCTGACGGCCTTTCAGGCTGCGCTCAAGCAGATGGGTCTATGAACACATGGCCCTTCCCTCCCCCGGGTGGCCCTGTGCCTTGGACTCCAAAGCAGGAGTCCGAGTACCAGCGCCAGCAGCGTGACCAGCTACCGGAGGCACCATTTTGAGCAGTCTCAACCGTGGGCAGCGGGTCATTGACACCACTGCCGCCATTGTCGAGTTTGGCGAGATCACCGCGAGTGAGTTGGCCGAGTATCTGGGCATCACCCGATATGACGCCCACGCCGTGCTGAACCGCATGAACAAGCGCACCAAGGCCGGACTCAAACGCATCTATGTCGTGCGGTACATCGACGACCACGATGGTGCCCGCACCTACCCTCGGGCTGTCTTTGCGATGGGTGACAAGCCTGATGCCAAGAAACCCAAGGCTGACCAGCTTGCCGTCAAGCGCCGGTATTACGCACGGCTGAAGTCGCGCACCACTATGAGCAGCGTGTTCAACCTCGGGCTGCACTGGAGAGCATCATGAGCATGACCTGCCCAGTGTGCGGAGCGTGGACGGCAGTCAAGGAAACTCGAACACGCAAGATATACAACGTGGTGACGCGCCGATACGAATGTGCAAACATGCACCGATTTTCAACAGAAGAAAGGATCAAAGATGACGAACTGCTGCGACGATTTCGGGAACTGCAACCAAGGCCGGGATTGTCCGGTGCGGGTGGCGAGGGTTGGGCAGCGTATGAAAACCGCTGATCCGCTGCCGCCGAGCATCTGGCGTGACCAACTCAGACGGCTGGCGTACTGGATGCTGATGGCCTTGATCGGCCTGACCGTGTGGCCCCTGCTGGCTTACTTGGTCTTGCGGGCGTAGAACAGGGTGCGGTCACCGAACAGATAGAACCCAACGGCACCGGCAAAGTTGTCCACGGACTCGCTGTCGATGCTGTTGAGCTTGAGGTAGGCCCAAGTGCCCAGCACAATGACCCCGACAGCAGGGCGCATCAAGCGCACAGCAGCCTCAACCCACGGGTATGAGGGGTTGGTGCCCCCTGCATCGTTCATCGCCTTGAACATGTTCAGATCGAGTTCGCGCATCTTGACGTACTCGTCCACGTTGACAGGCTTGTAGCTGTCGGTCTGGATGAACCTGCCGATCAGGGATTTGCCCAGATCAACGGCCAGCGGGCCAAGTGCTGCGAGTATGGTTAGCGGGTCCATTATGGGTACTCCTTCTTGGGCAACTGAAAGTGCGGGCCGTCTTTGAACGTGCGCCAGTTGCCGCCCCATTCGATTGGCACACCGACCAGCTTGGACGCCTCTTGCATGGCGGCGTTGATCTTGTGGTACAGCGGCCATGACCAGTCAACCTGATCGTCAACCCACGCGCCCAAATCGACTGCATGACCTGTCAAGTGACGCGAGTTCAGTGTTTGACTTGCTCCCGACTCCACCAGCTTCTTTTGGCGAACCGCATCGCGGACACCTTCGAGCACGGTGAAGTCCACAGTGGTCAGTTGAATGGCCTGTTCGACCACCTTGACCAGATCGGGATGAACACCCTTGAGTCGCGCTTTAGATCGGACACCAAGGCTGTACATCTCAGTAACCCTTGAGCCAACTTAGGGCAAACCCTATGGCGCTGGAGATGAATGAAACGAAAGCCATTCCGGCCCAGAAGCCACCGCGCCCTTGGTTGGCAAGGGCCACCAGCTTTTCGACGTTGGCTTCCATCTTGTCCATTTTGTTGGACATTTCGTCGAAGCGGCGCTCGTAATTCTGAACGCGCTCCCACAAAACTCCGTATTTCACTGGGTCAATCTCGGCCATGTCTACTGCCTCCATGATTCAGGGTGCTCGTATTTTAACTATTTTGCTTGCCGGGCAAACTCGTTTTCCACGAACCGCTCGGGTGCCAGCATGTTGACACCGGCAGCAGTTGTGCCAGTGACAGCGGCCCTAGTCGGGGCACCCCATTTTGCCGGATCAGCCATGATTTGCAAAACACGGTTGCGTTCGGCAGCGGGCAGTGACTCCAGCAACTGAGCAGCACCCTCGGGCGTCTTCAGGGCTTCGGTCAGAGTTGCCATCGTCTTGGTGCCGATCTTGGTTTCCAAGATGTTCAGCGCCTTGTTTGTTGTCGCGGCCACGGCACTCAGGTAGGACGGCAGACGGAACTTGCTCATGTTCTGGAGCAACAGTTCCTTCAGGGCCACCTGACCACCTTCGACTTGGGACTTGATGTTGGCGTTGCGGATGACCTTTGCGGCCTCGTTCTCCAGCGGTGCCAGTGTGTTTTCGGCCAACTCGACAGCGATGTTGTACTTGCCCGGGCCGAGAATCTTTTCCACGGCTTCGGGGGACTCGTTTTGCACGAGGCGCACAAAGGCGTTCTTGTCGGTCTTGAACAGACGCAGCGCCTCGCCAGTCAACTGCTTCTCGGCAATCTTTTGGGACATCTGGGCGTGTTGCTTGAGGTAGTCGCGGTAGCCTGCACCACCTGCTGCATCAATGGCATCGTCGATCACGGGCTTGACACGGCTCAAAACACCAGCGGCGAGGTTGCGTTGACTGGTGGCGTCCATGCCCGGGCGAAGCTGTTGGATCGCAGCATTGACCGAGTTCTTGCGAATGGCATCAAGGGCGCGGGCGTCAATGACACCACCACTGCTGGTCCACTTCGCAATGTCATCGCTGACGTTGCGCAAGGAACCCAGCAACACATCGTTGCCAGCAAACTCAGGGTTGTTTGCCACGGTCTTGAGGCTGCGCACCAGCGGCTCACCTTCGAGTGGTTTGATGCCCACGGAGCGCAGAGCGCCAGCAGCCTGATCGGCAAACCGGGCACCTTGACCCAGATCGAGGGATGCGTCAGCGGCTTTGTTGGCCCAGTCACCAAAGGCTTTCTCGGCCAACTCGCCTGAGTAGGTGTACTTGGTCAGGCCGACAGGTAGGTCACGCTTGATCAGGTTCAGGCGGGCACTGGCGTTTGCCAGATCACCCAACTCCATGAGGCGGCGAACTTCCTGCACCTTGGCAGCAGCTTGCTCACCAAGATCAGCGGACAGACCTTCCAGACGGGCAACTTCTTTGCCGAGGTTGGCGCGGTTGAGCGCACTCTCGCGCATCGGGCTGGTAATGCTGCGGGCAGCTTCCTTGGCACCTTCTGTGGTGGCCCGGACATCTGCGGCAGTTTTGCCACCGGCCAGCTTGGACAGGGTGTTGAGCGACACATCGCCTTGGGACTTCTCCAGCGCCAACAGGAAGCGGGGATCGCGGGCCGTGGCTCGGTCGATCAGGGCTTGGAATGTCGGGCTGTTGATGTCTGCTGCGGCCTGCGCTGCGCTGATCCCTTTACCCTGCCCTGCCTTGAGCGCGTTGAGCACTTCGGGCAAGTCTGGACCGAGGGCGTTGCGGGCGATGTCGGCAGCTTTGTTCTTGGGAATCCGGCGCAGGTCGGCCAGCTTGCCGATGCCTTGAGCGATCAGCGGGCCAGCCACACGGCCACCAGCTTCAAAGGTTGCACCTTCAAGCACGTTGCGCACAGGCTCGGCGACTTGGGCGACACCCTGACGAGGGGCTTTCATACCCATCGCCACATCGGCCAGTTCCAAGCCTTCCTTGGCGATACCGTAACCCAGACCTGCACCGCCCACGATGCCAGCCGGACCCATCGGTGTGCCCAGCAGACCGCCACCGACTGCGCCACCAGCTTCGAGAAGCGGGGCGACAAAGGGACGTGCGGCCTGATAGACGCGCTGACCTGTGGTCAGTTCTTGACGGGCACCGGGCATACCCTCGGGCGCAGCCGTGCGGGGACGCAGTGATTCAGGCAGTTCTGGTGCTGCTGGCGCTGCCGCCGTCAACACACCAAACTTCTGACGAATCGCGTCCTGCGTTGCAGGGTTGGCTTTTGTGAAGTTCGGGTCTTGTGCCGAGAACTTGTCAAAGATCGCCTGCTTTGTAGCTTCGTTGGCGTTGACGTAATTCGGATCGGTAAGGATTGAGGCCAGATTCGCCATGTGCTTTCCTTACTTGAGCAGTGGGTTGCTTGTGTCCACACCACCGGCAGCGGGTGCACCGCCACCGCCTGCGCGGGATGCGCGACTCTGGGCGTTTTTCACACCTGTGCGAATCTCGTTTTGCAGGTCCATCGCGGCGCGGATAAATTCCTTCTCGTCGGTCGATGTGGACATGCGGTTGATGGCATCCGTACCCTTCTGACCTTCTTTTTCCGTGATGGCGCCGCCACCTTTGAGCGACTCGAATGCTTCGAGGAACGAAGCACCCTTGATCTGGTCAAAGCGGGACATAAAGCCAGCGGCATCGGTGCCCGGAACGAACCGTGCGCCGGGGAGCCATGTGGCACCCACGGCGTTTTGAAAGCCGGGGTGTGTTTTCTCGCCCTTGAGCAGTTTGCCGGTCTTCAAGTCGCGCTTGCCGATCAACTCGTCGATCAGGCGCATACCTTCCTCGGCACGACGGATAATCTTTGGCAGCGCCTGCATGGCCTGCACATCACCCTTGGCAATTGCCTCACCAACGGCTCTTGCACCACCCATGCGCTGCTGGAACGCTGGGTCAGCATCACGACGAGCGTTCTCCTCAAGCACGGCAACACGGCGACCTTCAAGGCCGATGCGCTTACCTTCGTTCTTGATGCGTTCTTCTTCACCCGGGGCCATTGTCTTGACCTGAGTGCCGATGGTTTTCAGTTCACCCGTCAGCGGCTGGAATGTGCGAGCCTCGACTTTGCCGCCAAGGTCCGTGGTGGACAGTTGCGGTTTGTTCAGTTCCATGAACTTTTCGGTACCCAGCTTGGACTCGTTGATCAAGCGGTTTAGACCACCGGGGGTCTGCAACAACTGCTGGATGCGCTGCATCGACTGGTCCACCGTGATGCCACGGGCTTCCAGCGCCTTGCCGATCACAGGATCAGCATGGTTGGCTTTGTGCCACTGCATGTACGCCTCGGCAGCGTTGGGCGAAGATGGGTCGATTGTTTCAAGGAACTGGCGCGAC